CCAACCACGCCGGTTTTGATGATGACTTGACCAATAGAAATGGCAGAAGATGCCTTGCCGTAGGTATAGACAACCTCACCCACAGGCATGACAAGACTAGCGCCACCATCTAACCCCACATTTAGCGTGCCGGTAGAACTCCAGTACAGCTTTCCGTAAGCGTAAGTCGCACCTGCCGAAACGTTCAGTTGCAGGTAATCAGCGCCTAAATTGGTCAGCCCGGTTGCCGCTCCACCCGTAATCGCCACGCTACTAGCGTTCTGGGTAGACATGGTTCCCAACCCGGTAATTGCAGTGTTGGGAATGGTCGTAGAGGCCGTTACAGCGTTTGTATCGTTACCATACAGGTATCCGGTCAAACCAGTGGTTTTAAGCGTTCCTACAGCGATTGAGCCGCCAGTAATGGCTACGTTGTTGGCATCCTGCGTAGACATCGTGCCAAGGCCGCTGATGTCCGTGTTCGGAATCGTGGCAACAGTCGAAAACGCCGTGGTTCCGTTGGCCTTTAAATACCCAGCCGTAAAAGTTGTCGCCCCTGTACCGCCATAGCCAACGCCAATCGTGCTGGCGTTCCAAGTCCCTGCGGTTAGCGTCCCAACCCCGGTAATTCCGGTGTAAGAACCCGAAATCCTGGCAGTATCAATCGTCCCAGATGTAATCTGGTTCGCCGCAATCGCAATCGAGGTGTTGGTCACAGAGGTCAGTTGACCCTGTGCATTGACCGCAAACACCGGAACAGATGACGCAGAGCCGTAAGTATTAGCACTTACCCCGGTATTTGTGATGCTGAACTGGTTTGCAAATAGCGTCAGCCCCGTTCCAGCCGTGTAAGTGGCAGAGCCAGAGAACTGCACCCAAGGCATTGCGGTGACGTTAATCGTTCCCGCATCCGTTGCCGTACAAACCCACCCGGTATCAGCCTGTCCACCGTTCAAAATGACCGTGTAAGCGCCCGGAACTTCAGACCAGACATCCATGTCGGCTGTGCGAGTCCAAGGGCCGCTAGAGGCAGAATAAATACCGTTCTCAGACGATGTTCCCTGGTTCTTGACCAGCACCCGATCACCAGAATGCGTGGTGTAGGTGTCAATCGTCTGAAGGCCAGACAACGTGATATTGCCGGTTGTGGCAACTTTACACGCCTGTTTTGGCCCTAAACCCTGCGCTACCGTGTCAACATAGAACTTATTAGCTATGTTAGAGGCAGATGCAGGAGTCGTTGAAATCGTGCCAGTTGTCGTGGCGATATTGGTGAAAACCCCAGTAGATGGGGTCGTTGCGCCGATTGTCGTGCTGTTAATCGTGCTATTTGTGATGTTTAACCCAGATTGGCTTGGGTTAACAGTCGCATAGAACGGCTGACCCTGCCCAATAAATGTCTGAAAAGTCCCGTCTACAGCGAAATACGCCTGAACGGGAAGCAGATTCTGGTCACTTGATTGCGCGGGGTCAGCCATACTCTTACGATTGATCTGCTGCGGGAGTTACATACAGGGTAGTAGTGTCACTACCGCCACAAATCGCCGACAAGTAATAAGGCGTTGTCGGGGTCGCAAGGATCAACGGCATAACCATGTTCCCAGGGAGAACAAAGTCACCGTTTGTGCCATCCGTAGGAAACACCGGGGTTCCGACATTGCTGTCAGTTGTACCCCAACGAATCGCACACGGCTTGGTTCCAGCATTCAAAAAACTGGTGTAGTTCACCTGATCGTTGGTGCTGTCGTTAATCACAACGTTGGCGTGAGCCGAGGCCGTGACTGCAAGGGCTACTGTAACCCCTGCATTACGCTGGACTGTAGACGATGCCATTTTAGACAGCGTTGGAGGCCAACGGCAACGATTCTGCGCGGTCAACCACAACGGTGTAAGTACCAGCGGCAGCGGAGGCCGAGGAACCCGTAGCGTTGATGAATTGAATCGTTAGCGTGTCAGCAGCCGAAACGTAGGCGTTAGCAATGCCAACACCAGTAGTTTGAGCAGCAGGAAGGGTAACGGTAACGGCATCGCCAACTTGCAGACCGGGGACGGTCACGTTCTTGGATGCGCCAGAGGTGGCAACGGTCGTTGCGGAAACAGAAACACCCATAATAAACGAATTTAGGATGTTTCCACGCAAAACGGTGGTTTGCAGAGCCATGATTTCTCCTTAGAGATGAATTGATTTTAACCAGAAAAAGAGAAAAAGCCACCCCTTTTTGAGAGGCGGCTTTTCTGCTTCATCGCGGCTGATTAAGCAGCGATAAGACCCAAAGCCTTCAGCGCTTTGACAATATCGCCAACCGTGTAAGCGGTCGAACCAGAGCCGCCAGTAAACGTGGTGTTTACATAGACAGCCGTGGTGGAACCAGCAGCAGAGGTGGTAACGTTACCAGTAGCGGTAGGTTGGGTCGAACCCGTAGCACCAAAGAAGGAAACCAGACCGCCGTTGGGGGCGATTGCGGTTCCGTCAGTGCTGTCACCATCAATCAGATAGTGCGGGCTGGTGGTAACGGCAGGGCCGTTGTTGGTGTAGGTAGTAGGAGACAAAGCCATGATCTATTCCCTTTCAATTAAGCTGCAACACGGCAAGCGAGTTCGGGGTACAACGGAGCCCAACCATACAACACGTCCAGACGGGTCGGGATCGAGTCGTTGTTGATCGTGTACTGGCGAACCACACGCATCGACAGGCCGATTTCCTTGTCGGAAGCGCGACCGGCGAAATGCACACCCTCGGGCAGTTCCAGATCAGCCACTGCCAGCGTAAACGCATTGCGGTGCATGATGATGTTCTGCGGAGAAACCGTACCCGTCTTGTTAAAGAAGTTAACGGTAGCCGTAGCAGATGTGCTCGGAATCGTCACGTTCTGGAATTGACCAGCGGTGATGACTGCGGGGCTGACGGTCACGTTGAAGGTTGCGCCAGTGCCAGAGGCAGCGGCTTTCACCACAAAGTTACGCAGCTTGTTCGAGCCGTAGGCTTGACGGTTCTGGGGGTTAACAGCGTAGACGCCATCAATCGTAATCACATCGCCAGCGTTCAGGGAAACTGCGCCGGTAGAGGTGATGCTGATTGTGGAGGACGATGCCCAACCAGAGGTAAGGAAGCCCGTGGCAGTGGTGGTTGCACACACAGCCGTACCAGCAAACGAACCGAACGTCTGGGAAACCACGTTCTGATCCATCTTCCAGTTCATGCCAGCAGAGTCACGGCCCATCAGACCTTTACGGTACTGCTCGCCAATGGCTTCTTGGGGAACGAACAGACCTTTCAGGCTGTCAACAATGGTTGCGCTCGTGAACGGTTCAACGATACACGAACGGCGACCATCGCGGGGTGCGCCTTCAGCGTCCAGATACGCACCTGCGGTCAGGTAGGTAATCAGGCCGGTGGGGGGCGTGCCAGCAGTACCAACGATGTTGGCGGTCTGCAGGGTAGCCATCGACAGACCATCGCGGTCAATCTTGTTGGCGATTGCAGCGACAGCAGGCTTCAGCACGCGATCCGAGAACATATCCAGAGACAGAGCCAGGTCTTGAGTCGTGAACTGGGTGTCAACGTGGAATTGGGTGCTCAGGGTCACGGGCACGCTCGTCTCGTTGAAATCTTCAACGTTCAGGGCGGGGCCAGTCGTACCGATGAAACGACCCGGGCGGCGTACGTTGACCGTGTTACCGATCTTCGCACCGACCACAGCGAACTGGTCGTCATAGTTGCGGTCTACTTCACTGGTGAAGGTCAACTCGTTTTCCAAGACCATCAACGCTTCGTTGGTGATCTTGCTAATAGTTAGCAAGGTATTTGACATTTGGTTTCCTTAAAAAGATTAGGTTTACCGAATCTTTCCTGCTCTCCTCGCTTGCTTCCAGGCTTGGTAACTGCCTTCCCACACTCCATCGCTGGTCATGGGAACATCTACTGCGCCTTTGCTTGCTCGGATTGGCTTGATAGGTTCGGGGGCTTTGCTTTTGACCACAGGAGCACTCGTTTCTTGGGGTTTAGCCTCAAAACGTGCCTCAAGTTTTCCAATTTCCCTCAATGCGCTAATCGGAGGCAATTTGGCAATCTTCTGGGCAATTTCAGGATTCTCAGCAAGGTGGTAAAGAAGTTTTGCACCATGGTCGCTGTCCATAATCGCATCGCGTACATGATTGGGTACAACCACATCGCTTGATGCCACCATGTCATCAAAGTCGGGCAACTCATCTTTAACCGCATTCACCTTCTCGGCCCAAGTTTTCACAAACTTTTCCCGTTCGGTTTCCTGCTTCATCTGCTGAATCTTCAAATTTGCTGTGAACTCGGCTAGAGCCTCAGCGTATTTGAAAGCATCCTCAAATTGCTCTGGTTTTGGCTTACCGTCTTGAGCCTCCTGCACTTGTGGTGCGGCTTTCTGCTCTAACTGCCTCAACCGATCTTCCAGTTGCATCCTCGCTTCACGTTCCCGTTGCGCTTCTTTACGCGCTTCTTCCCGTTGGCGAGTTATCTCTGAAAAACG